TGGTTCTGTTATATAATTAAATCTGTTAAAGGAGATTTAAAATGACAAAACCATTAGATTTAATTGGACAAAAATTTGGCAGATATTTAGTAATTGAAAAAAGCGAAAATTTAACAAAAGCATTAAAGCAAAAAGTATGGTGTTTATGTGATTGCGGAAATAAAAGAGAAGTAACTGCTGGTAATTTAAAAAGTGGAATATCTAAATCGTGTGGTTGTTTAAAAGATGAAAAAACAAGTGCTAGATTTAAAAAGCATGGATTAAAAAAAAGTCCAATGTATAGCAGATATAGAGGAATGATTAGTAGGTGTTATATACCAACAAATCAAGAGTTTAAAAATTATGGTGGTCGAGGAATTAAAGTTTGTGAAAGATGGTTGGAATCGGTAGAAAATTACATAGAAGATATGGGTTTTCCTCCTTTTGAAACTGCAACAATTGATAGAATAAATAATGATGGTAATTATTCTAAAGAAAATTGTAGGTGGGCAACTAAAACAGAGCAAACTGCAAATAGGCGACCTAGAGTAAAAAAACAAACAGTAATTTAAGGAGTTATTATGGGATTATTTGATTTAGGTTCAGCACCAAACACATCAGCGATTGACCCGAACAGTCCATTTATTCAAGGCGCACAGGCAAACGCATATGGCAACTTAAAAGGCGCACAACAAGCAACTTCTGCCAATCGTGTAAATCAGAATACTGCTTATGGTAATTTAAATTATCAACAGACTGGTACAGATCAGTATGGTAATCCTACTTACTCTGCTAATCAAACCCTTGCACCACAGTTTCAAGGAACATTTAACAACCTTGCACAAAACGCACAAAATGCTAGTGGCACACCATTAGATACAGGAATGGCATCTTGGGATAAAGCAACAGGTTTAATTAACCAAAGACTTCAACCACAGATTCAAAGAGAAAACGAAGCCTCTGACGCACAATTAGCAAATCAAGGAATTATGCCAGGTTCACAAGCCTACACAACTGCTAAGACATTACTAGGACAACAACATAATGATTTAAGTAACCAAGCCCAGTTAGCAGGACTAACAGCTCAAAATCAATTCTTTAATCAAGGTGTAACTGCTCAGAATCTTCCATTGGCTCAATTAGGTGCATTTAAACAAGCAACAACTCCAAGTTATGTAAGCCCATATCAACAAGCTGCGGTGGCAGGGCCAGATTATTTAAGTGCGTATGGATTACAGAATCAAAATAACATTGCATTATCAAACATGGACACAAACCAAAGAAACGCAATGCTTAATGGTTTAGGTGGATTAGGATCAAGTTTAATTGCAGGTGGCACAGGTGCAGGTAGTGTTTTAGGTGGTTTGTATGGACTAGGCAAAGACGCTTATAGTGACATTTCAAAATGGTATCAAGGTCTATAAAGGAACATTATGAGTTGGTTTAGCGATGCGTGGCACTCTGTAGTTGATAGTAATCCTATTACTTCAGGAATAAGTGAAGCTATTCATAATGTAGGTGAATCAACAGGTGTTAATGATGTAGTTGATACTGTTGCACCATATGCAGCCTTAGCAGCAGCATTAGCCGCAGGTGGATATTATTTAGCACCTGAATTATTGGCAGGTGCAGAAACAGGTGGCGCAGTTGGTGCAGATGGATTTTATGGGTTAGGTACTGGTACATCTTATGCTGAAGGTGCAACAACAAACCCATTGAGTCCTTTTTATGGAACTACTCAAGCCTCTCCTACAGAACTAGGATTAGTAAGTGGCGGTGGTGGCTCAATGATTGGCGAAGGTTCAATCATTGGCTCTGGTGCTGGTTTAGGTCAAACTGTTCCTGCAAGTATATTAAGTGGTTTAAGTGGTTTAAGTGGTTTAAGTGGATATTCAACCATTGGGAATAACTTAATAGATAATTTTAAATTACCAAATAGTAGTAAAGCAACTACAACCCAAAAACAAATGGCAAACGCATTAAGATTGCCAACTGATTTAAATACAAATGTGGCAGTTTATAAACAAGAGAATCCTTTTTATTATTCACCACAGCAACAATTAGCAAATATGTTAAAGGTATAATATGGCAAATTACTTAGACCCCTACGCTGCCGAACTACAAGGCATCCAAAGACAACAGAAGTTAGCAGAAATGCTAATGAATCAACCACAACCACAAGAACAAATGGTAAGTGGTCGAGTCGCACCAATTAACCCTTTACAAGCGTTTTTACCTGCTTTGAATACATATCAAGGCATGAATCTACAAAAGAACGCTGAAGCCGATACAAAGAAACTAGCGGACTTAGTGCGTGGGGAAACTACTGCTAAGAATGAGGCAATTATTAATGCAATGTTAGGTAAAGATTATCAACCTGCAATTGCACCTGAAATTCAAAGAGATGACATGGGTAATATGATGCCTAATGTACAAGAACAGTCTGGAATAAAAGCTGATCCTAGACAAGCATTAGCATTGGCATTAAAGTCTGGTACACAATTCGGCGAAAGTTTAGCACCTACTTTATTAAGTCAATTAACTAAACCAGATGAAACAGTAAAAGTTGGTGCAAACGAAACTGTCCTTAAAGTTGGAAAAGATGGTAAGCCAATTGTTGTCTATAAAAATGAAATCCCTAAAGAACCTAAATTGCATACTGTTGGTGGTAATTTAGTAGATGAAAAAGGAAATGTTCTATTTAAAGCACCGAAAGAATATGCACCTCATGCTCCACAAATAATCGATACACCAAATGGAATGATGCAATTTAACCCTAATACTTTATCTTTAACACCTTTGACTGCAAATGGTAAACCAATTATGGGTACAAAGTCTAATTTACCTGAGGGTGCATTAAAAACTATAACAGGCGTTCAAAATGTATCATCTGCACTTAATGATTTTGAAAAAAATCTAAAAAACTTTTCTTCTGCTGATATGTTAAATCCATCAAAAAGAAGTTTAATGTCTACAGATTATCAAAATACATTATTGCAATTAAAAGAAGCTTATAACTTAGGAGTTCTAAACGGAAACGATTATCAAATTATGACTTCTATCTTAGTTGATCCTAATTCTCCTAAAGCAATGTTGATAGATAAAAAATCACAAATTGAACAAATTGACAAATTAAAAAATAAATTAAATGACATTACTACAAATACATTTAAAACGCACCAACGTGAAGTTCCATCTAATTTAATAATACCTACTCAAAATCAAACTTCTTTTGATCCTCAATTGTTAAATTTTATGACTCCTGAACAAAGGGCATTATTTACAAATAAGGCAAAATAAAATGGATAATTTAACTATTGAACAACAACAGGCCATTGCAATTGCTCAAGCAAAAATGCGAATGGCAGAAGTTCAAGCTCAAGATAAAGCTAGTCCTAATAAAGGTAATTTATATACTCAAGGTGATGTGCAATATACACCAGAAGGTGTTCCTTTATCAACATCGGATTATGGCACACCAATTCAAGGTACAAGTAAATCAATTGCTCAAGGAATGACTAGCGCAGTAGGTTTGCCGATAAATATTGCTACAGGCATAGCAAAAGCACCAGCGGGGGTGGTTCAAGCTTTATCTAAGTTAATGGGTTCTAATTATGGTGATAAAGCAGTTAATGCTATTAATCAAATAGAACAAGGCACTCAATCTCAAATGGGTGGTTTAGGTAAAACTGCATCACAAGTGGGTAGTATGGCAGGTCAAGCAGCTCCTTTTATGGGTGGTGGCGCATTGCCAAGTTTAACTGCAAGAATAGGTCAAGGTGTTAAAGGTGGTTTATTGTCTGGATTAGCAAGTCCAGAAGAAATAGGATTATCACCAGAAGAATTTGCAAATGCAAAAGCACAAAACATGGCAATTCAAGGTGGAGTTGGTGCAGCGTTTCCAATATTAGGTGGTGCAGGATCTAAATTAGCTGATATGGTAAGAGGCAATAAACTATCTCCACAAATGCAAAGTGCAGTTGTAAATGCTAGAGAATCTGGTTATACAGTTCCCCCTACACAAGCTGGTGGTGGCATGATTAACCGATTGCTAGAAGGAATGGCAGGTAAAGCATCTACACTTCAAGAGGCAAGTGTTAGAAATCAAAATGTAACTAATAAATTAGCTAACAAAGCATTAGGTTTAGATGAATCAACAATATTAAGCCCAGAAGTATTAGGTGGTATTCGTAGAGAAGCAGGTAAAGTTTATGACGAAATTGCTAAATTACCTAAAAAGCCTGGTGTTGTTGAAGACTTAAATATGAATCGTTTAGGTGTTGCAGAAATAGACCCAAAAAAAATGGTTTACGATTTGCGTGTTGCTAGAAATGATGCCGATTCTTATTACAAAGCTTATGAACGCTCTGCTGATCCTGAAGCTTTATTAAAAGCAAAAAATGCAAAAGCCAAAGCATCAGAAATTGAAAATCAATTAGAACAATATGCTTCTGATTTAGGTAAAACTGATTTATTGCCTAAATTGCGTGATGCTAGACAGTTAATTGCAAAAAGTTACACAGTAGAAAATGCAATGAATCAAACCACAGGAACAATTAACGCTAGAGACTTAGCATCTAAACTACAAAAAGGTAAACCTTTAACTGATGAATTAAAACAAATTGGTGAGTTTGGTCAAGCCTTTCCTAAAGCAGCACAAAAACCAGAAATTATTGGTGGAACAATTGGTATTAGTCCATTAGATTACACAATAGCTGGTTTAACTGGTGGTGCGTCTTTATATGGTGGTAATTCTGGTACAGAAAGTGGATTGCAAGGATTAGCTGCTTTACTAGCTAGACCTGCTGCGAGAAAATTAGTTTTATCTTCACCAATGCAAAATAGGTTGATACAAAAAGAATCAAAAGGATTAGCTAGTTCTAAAGATGCAAAACAGTTAGCAAAATTATTATTAATGCAACAAAGTGCTAAATCAGCACAACAAGGAGAATAAACAATGTCCCGCAACGGCTCAGGCGTGTACTCGTTACCAGCAGGTAACCCAGTTGTTACAGCAACAACCATATCATCTACATGGGCGAATAATACCCTTACAGATATTGCAAATGCTTTAACAGGTTCATTATCTGCTGATGGTCAAACATTATTAAGCGGTAATTTAAATGCCAATAATAATAAAATTATAAATTTAGCAGACCCTACTCTTGCTCAAGATGCAGTCAGTTTAAATTATTTAACTACTCAAGCAATTCCTTTTGCTGGAAGTATTACTGCTCCTACAGCACCATCTGGAAATAATTCAACTAGAGTTGCAACAACTGCTTTTGTTCAATCTGCCGTGATTAATTCTGTAAGCATAGGTAAAAACAGAATTATTAATGGTGCAATGATGATTGACCAACGAAATGCTGGTGCTAGTGTAACAACTGGATATTCAGTTGATAGATGGGCATTATCTTTGACACAATCATCAAAATATAGTGCTCAACAAAATGCTGGTTCTGTAACCCCTCCAATCGGTTTTATTAATTATTTAGGTTGTACTTCTTTATCTTCATACACAGTTTTAACTGGAGATACTTTTTTAATTAGCCAGGCAATTGAAGGTTTTAATGTGGCTGACTTGGGTTTTGGCACTGCTAATGCAAAAACAGTAACTTTATCGTTTCAAGTATATAGTTCATTAACGGGAACTTTTGGCGGTGCTTTATGTAATGCTGGTGTTGCAACTCGTTCTTATCCATTTACTTATTCAATTCCAGTTGCAAATACTTGGACAAATATTTCAATACCTATTGTTGGGGATACATCGGGAAGTTGGGCAATAAATAATGCAACAGGAATGGTTGTTCGTTTAGGTCTTGGTTCTGGAACTACTTTTAATGGAACTGCTGGTTCTTGGGCAAGTGGAAATTATGTACAACCCACAGGAACAGTATCTGTAGTAGGAACAAATGGTGCAACTTTTTATGTGACTGGTGTTCAATTAGAGACAGGAACAAATGCCTCAGGCTTTGAGTTTCGACAATATGGAACTGAATTGGCATTGTGCCAAAGGTATTATTCTGTTATTAATATGAACGCTCAATCTCCTTCGGTTGGTTTTATGGTTACACCTTTTTACGGCCCTGTAACTATGCGAGCAACTCCAACTATGGTTCAACTTAATGGTGGATCGGTAATTAATGCTATTATTCAAGGAGTAGCTGCCAATACAAATCAACCAGCTGGTTTTTTTCAAATTCAAGCAACAGCAGCATCTGGAGAAGTTATTAACGCATCTTATTCAGCATCTGCGGAGTTATAAAATGTATAAATTAACAAAATTTCAAAATGTTATTCGTTTATTAGATTATGCAATTATTCCTTTTGATAAGGACAATACAGATTACCAAGAATACCTTCAATGGCTAGAAAAAGGTAATAAACCATTACCTGCTACAAATGGAGTCTAAAAAATGAACGGATTTGAAATAGACCCAGTTGAATACGGACAGTTAATTCAAAAAGTTGACCAACTCTCAACCAAAGTAGATAAGTTAGAGTCTGGCATGGAAGAATTACTTGCTCTTGCTAATAAGGGTCGTGGTGGTTTTTGGGTGGGAATGATGGTGGTATCTTCTATTTCTGCAATTGTAGGTTATGTAACTCATTTAGTGGCAGGTAAATAATATGGAATGGCTTACGCAAATAGCACCAGGCATTGCAACTGCTCTTGGTGGCCCATTAGCAGGACTAGCAGTTACCGCCATCTCTAAAGCACTTAACATTGACGAAGAAGATGTCAAATCCACTATTGAATCAGGCAGATTATCTGCTGACCAATTATCAAGCCTTAAACAAGCCGAGATTGAGTTACAAAGCAAGGCACAGGAGTTAGGCTTAAACTTTGAAAAACTAGCCGTAGATGACCGCAAATCAGCTAGAGAAATGCAGATGTCAACTAAATCCTTTGTTCCTGCGTTATTGTCTATTTTAGTAATCTGTGCGTGGGCATTAATACAATATTTTTTACTTACTCATGTAATTGCTCAAGAAATGCGTGAGTTGGTGGCTAGAGTATTAGGTACATTAGATGGTGCATTAATGTTAGTTTTATCGTTTTACTTTGGTGGTTCTTCTGATAGTCAAAATAAAGAT